CAATGGTAGAGTACCGGGCTTTTAACCTGTTAGTTGTGGGTTCGAGTCCCACCAAACCCACTAGACAATCCAGTGCCTCTATGGTATGATTGTCTCATCAAGCGGTCCCTTCGTCTAGTGGCCTAGGACACTGCCCTTTCACGGAGGCGACACGGGTTCGACTCCCGTAGGGACTATTGACAATCCACTGCCTCTATGGTATGATTGTCTTATCGGGAGATTAGCTCAGTTGGTTAGAGCGCACGACTGATAATCGTGAGGTGCCTGGTTCGAGTCCAGGATTTCCCATTCCTCAACAACGCTAGTTGGGGGAGATTGTTTAATATAACAGAAGTCAGTAGCGAGACTTCTTTTTTGGGAGTGTGGTGGAATCGGTAGACACACCAGACTTAAAATCTGTTGACCATTACGGTCGTGCGAGTTCAAGTCTCGCCACTCCTATCCCACATAAATAATGATGTGTGGAAATCAAAACAATGACGTACCATTTAGAACAACGCTATGTATTTTACATGGGTAATGTTGTGAGGATGTACTTCATTCAGGGTATTCCTTATACATTCGATGAATTACCAACGATTGTAGAGGATCACCCAGCAGTTCAAACAGAAGCGTTGGCAAACCGCGACTATGATGATGATGAACTTTACCATTGGTCCTCTTATCTTGTTATGGAAGAATGCCATCCACTTATGTTTGATATTGCGGTAGATAACCCAGAACTCTTACCACAAGATGATTGATGAATTTCGTAATCGCTTAATTGGGACATTTGAGAACAAGAGACAAGCATATCGTAACCCTTCTAGGTTTGCATATGTTCGTATTGTTCATAGTGATATTGACGGCAATCTAATTTATGGAGAGCAGGCATATAAACACTCACTCAATGCCCCCTATCGCAAGTTTGTTCTGGAACCTGTGATGGGTGATGGTCGTTTGGTCGTCAAGAATTATCGAATTACTGGTGAGGGACCAATTTCCAAAGACAGCTTGACATACTGTGATGGTTGTGATATACTGTTTAACATGGTCGATGATGTCTTTGTTGGTTCATCTGAGGGTTGTGATTGTTTAGTCAATCGACGCGGCAGAGTGAGTTATTTCACTACAAAAGCAAAGGTTGGTATCAATTACTATCATGTAATTGATCGTGGTTTTGACCCTACCACTAAAAAACAAATGTGGGGAACAGAATATGGTCCCTTTGAATTTATGAAACAACCCTAAATAATTGAGTGTGGTACAGAGTTATGGACTACCCAGACCCGCATAAACCAGTCTTGGTATTGAATGGTTCATATGAACCTATTAACATCACGAATTGGAAACGAGCAACTGTTTTACTTCTCAAAGAGAAAGCAGTGATGTTATCTAAACGAGTTATCAAACTTGTTAAATACATCAAACTACCATTCACTCGGATGAGAGTTACCCAACCCACTCGTAATATGATTTACCAGAGGGATGGAAACAAGTGTCAGTACTGCGGTTCGACCAAAAGATTAACAATCGACCATGTTATTCCTAGGTCTAAAGGTGGCGGGGACACATGGGATAATTTGGTAGTTGCCTGCTCTAGTTGTAATACCAAAAAGTCTGATAAATTACTTGAACATACGGGTATGAAACTAACTAGAGTTCCAAAGGCACCTATCCATCCTATGTTTATGCAACTTGAAAAATCACGCGATCCTGAATGGCGTGAATATATGTTTATCTAGAGGGAGTACAAAAGGTCTGTAGTAGAAACAGACGCCCTCTACATGTCGATGTGGCGGAATTGGTAGACGCGCTGGGTTTAGGTTCCAGTGGGGTATCCCGTGGAGGTTCAAGTCCTCTCATCGACACTATGGGGTTGTAGCTCAGTTGGTTAGAGCGCCTGCCTGTCACGCAGGAAGTCGTGGGTTCGAGTCCCATCAGTCCCGTTGCTAATGTGGGCATCAGCAGACGCTGCCTAGTAAGTCCTACATTAGCATTTGCCACTATAGCTCAGCTGGATAGAGCAACGGTTTTGTAAACCGTAGGTCGTCGGTTCAAGTCCGACTTGTGGCTCCAGGGGAATTAGCTCAGTTGGTAGAGCACCTGCTTTGCAAGCAGGCTGTCAGCGGTTCGAGTCCGCTATTCTCCATAAACGGGATGGCGACACCCGTGCTCACATCTCCAGGAGAAAAAAGAACTGGAAATCCAACCCATGTGAGAGAGAGGTGGGGTCCCTCTTGACTGCTACCGCTGTGGGACGCTGCAGTGGTTATTTTCATTCCTCTGTAGCTCAGCGGTAGAGCCATCGACTGTTAATCGATTGGTCGCAGGTTCGAATCCTGCCGGGGGAGTTTTAAGATAGACAAATGCAAATATTTGAAGAGTTTTTAAAATCAAAATTATATTTTGACACCGTTTGTTTTGCTCAGGATAAAGCAAAATATAAATGGGGAGAATATGATCATCAATACGCTCCACCTACAGGAGTTGTTGCTGATTTTACTGAAAATTTAATATATCCTTTTAATCAAATTGTAGAGGAAATACGACCTCATATTCCAGATCACCTATCACTCAAACGAATCTATATTAATTGCTTTGCACCCAGAGAAATTCCAACATGGCATACTGATAGTAGTATCCCTGGTCACAAAACAACGTTAATATATTTGTCTACAAAAAATTTTGCACTTGATGATGGCGGAGAGACTCAATTTTGGGACAATGATAAGATAACAGGCATAGTTCCTAGACCAAATCGTTGTATTATTTTTCCATCTGAAATTTTGCATAGAGCAACATCATATAATAATAATTGGAGATTTACTTTAGCAACAAAATGGGAGTAAAAACATTTTATGATAATAATAACACTGAAAGTTGGAAAGTAGTCCTAGGAGAAGATTTGCACTACCATATTGGATCTAAATCCGATGGTGACATTTTTAAGCAAGCAATTTTTGACTTGTATCAACATATTCCTGATGGTAGTAGTGTTTTAGATTGTGGTTGTGGTTGGGGAGCACCAGCAAGGATGCTAATGAATGATAAAAATTGCAAAATTACTGGTGTAACTATATCAGATAAACAAGCAGAGTATATTACAGATTTTCCAGTTATCAATACGGACCTACAAAAATATACTCCAGATACTAATTATGATGTTGCTCTGTTTGTTGAATCATTTTGTCATCTAAGAGATCCATTTACAGTATTAAAAAACATTAAAAACAATGTAAATAAAATTGTAATTAGAGACTACATTTGGCCAACAGTTTGGTATAATAATGTATGGAAAATGATGTTTTACCCAAAAAATTTCTGGGTAAAAATTTTGTCTGAAAGTGGTTTCAGTGTAGATTTGATAGAGGAAGATAAAAACGCAACAATATTTGCTACTTGTGAATACTGGTACAATAATATTCAAAAATTGAATAGAGAAGAAGTTGTGGGACACATTCAAAATTTGGAAACTTTATGTATTACTGTTTTAAATCACACCAAAAATGGAACTCTATCTGAAACGGTTCCACTCATTCATATAGTTGCAACAGCGGTATAAATAACACAGAAGAATACCAGCAGCGGCAATAATTATGTCTCTTACCAGACTTGATAATCTGTATTCCAGTAAAACTGGAAAATACTTATATGTATCTCCAGATGATTTCAATGCAACGGATGAATTAGATAACAGAGGTAACTCTCCTCTACGTCCATTTAAGACCATTCAGAGGGCATTTCTTGAGGTAGCGAGATTCTCATATCAACCTGGTGCAAACAACGATAGATTTGACCAGTTTAGCGTCATGCTAATGCCTGGTGATCACTATATTGATAATCGTCCTGGTCTTGTAAATTATAGTATTGGTGGTAGCAACAGTGCTAGAAATAGATATTTTGACGCAGGAAATCTTCTAGAATCAAATAAACTCTTTATTGCATATGAAGCATATGCAAGAATGCTTGCAAATCCCGCTAATGCTGGTTTTGAACCAGTTCCAACAGACCCTGCTGTAACTTTTGCTGATTGTATTGATGACGTTTTAGATGTTCTTGATACAATCATCTATAACGTAAAATTTGGTGGTAATGATAAAACATTTGATGCTGCACTTATATACCAAAACGAACCCGCATTAATTGCTAATGAGGCAGCTCAATCAATTGAAGTATATAACAACGCTCTAGAAATTGCAAAATTAGTAATTACTAATGCAACTGTAAGTCCAATTAATCAGAATAGTTTTCTTACTGAATTAAATCTTTCTGAAGCATATTCTCAAGTATTTGATCCAAGTATTTCTACAGGACCAACTGTATTTGGTCAATCCGGTTCTGATGTTCCTTATGGTCAATTTGATACTTGTGCTGATGTTCAATCTACTCTAGATATTCTCTTTGGAATTATCGAAGAGGGAATCAATCAAACTTTAGATTTTGCTGATCGCACTGAACCACCAACTCTAGGTGAACTACCAGTATTTAATTTTAATCAGCAAACTGGCGAGTGGAACGATAACTCAATTATTGATCTTTCCAACCCAGATAATATCTATTGGAAGTTTAATGCATCTACTGGTGGATGTATTGTACCTAGAGGTTGTTCACTTGTTGGTTATGACCTTCGTAGAACAATTGTTAGACCACTATATGTTCCCGATCCTGCTGATAGTAATCAAGACAGAACATCTATCTTTAATCTAACTGGTGGTTGCTATCTATGGCAGTTTACTATTAAAGATGGTGATTTATCGAACAATTCGCCATTATTTGACGTAAATGATAATGTTGGTAAGGTATACTATCAGAAGGGCAATATTTCTACATTTGCTGTTCCTGAGTATTCTCACCACAAGATTACAATTATGGAATATGCTGAGAGGAAAGACCTCGATGCATTCTATGAAAAAGTTGGAATTGCATTCTCGCAATATCAACCAACCATTGATGAAGAAGGAGAATTTGATGCTCTAGTACAAGAAAATAGAATTGTTGGACCTCTATCTGATACACGTTCTATTGAAAGCATTAAAGTTGTTGATGCAAATATTGGACAACCAAATCAAAAACTTATTCTTCAAGTTACAACAAAAATTGACCACGGATATTTTAAAGACCAGTATATTGCTATCTTAAATACTGGATTAGATGAAGAAACTAACGGAACATTCAAAGTTGCTAGTATTAGCGCGACTGATCCTAGATTCTTCACTTATGAAATTCCAGGAAAAGTATCTGCTGGTTTAGGACTTACTAACAACCAAACTTACAGATTAGGTTCTGGATTAAGTAACAATGCTGTAGCACAGGCAGAGATTGACTCTGTTGAGTCTGCTTCTCCATATGTCTTCAACTGCTCAATTCGTTCCACATGGGGTCAGTGTGGTATGTGGGCAAATGGTGCTAAGGCAACTGGATTTAAATCTATGGTTGTGGCACAGTACACTGGTGTTTCACTACAAAAGGATGACCGTGCTTTCATCCGCTACGATGAGTTTACTAACACATGGAATCAAGCATCACTAACTGATGCATTTGCAAGTGTTCCATATCACACCAAGGGTGATGCATACTGGAAGGATGATTGGAGAAACTTCCACATCCGTGCATCTGAAGATTCATTCATTCAGTGTGTGTCCGTGTTCGCGGTGGGATTCTTCGATCATTTCCTGATGGAAAGTGGTGGAGATATGTCTATCACGAACTCAAACTCTAACTTTGGTAATACATCTCTGCACTCTATCGGTCATAAAGGATTTTCCTTTAACCAGGACAAGGGTGGATACATTACAGATATTATTCCACCAGAATCTTTGAGTGGAGGATATGCATCAAATCCAAATATTCCTTCTACAAATTCTGAAAAGGTTGCTTATTATCCAATTGATATTGTTTCTAGTAATGATACAGGAAATACTTCAAAATTATTCATCGGTGCTGATGATGTGTATAATCCAGCATCACGCCCTGCAGCTATATTAGATGGATATAGAATTGGTGCGAGACCAGATGAAAAGATTTTTGTACGTCTTGCTGAACTAACTGATGGGTCCGGCGATCAATTTTCTGCTACATTAACACCAACTGGCATTGAGCAATACACTGTTGGGATAGATTTCTTGAATCCAACAGGAATTACTATTGATAATTATGCACAAGATGCAGCAAATTTAATTAACTCAAACAAAGAATTTATTCAAGACGAAGTATACGGATATATTACTACAAAATTTGATACTTTACTGACCAATCAAAATATTACAATTTCAACGTGTCGTAGAGATATTGGATATTATGTTGATGCTATTGTACAAGATTTGAGACTTGGTGGTAATATTAATAGTGTTCAAGCAGCTGAAGCATATTTTGTTGGTGGTCAATTAACTTATATTCAGAATGAGCAATTAGAAACTCAGGATGCTCTTCGTTATACTAAAGACCTATGTATCGCAGCAATGCGTAACTTTGATTATCTACTTACAGGTTGTACTTCTACTGCTAATAGTGATGTAATTACCGTTCCTTCTACTGAAGGTATTGTTGTTGGTATGAAGGTTCAGTCATACACAGCATATAATACATCAAATGGCACAGAACCTATAGGTTCTCCATCTGCAACTATTCCTACAGATAGTTACGTTGTTGAAGTCATTGATGAAACAACAATTAGAATTGGTGAAAAAGGACAGTATATTTTTGGTACTGACCCCGGACAGTCTTTTGACCCATCACCAGCGGATAAACTTGCAACTCAAACAGTTACTGCATCTGGAAGTGGAACTGGATTATATCTCTGGTTTACCATGAGAGATGAAATTCAACAAACTGGACAAGATGGTATTGTTGCTGTAAGAGATGGTATCTTCTCCACAGTAAGAACATCATATGATGATACTGTTATTCAAGACGTTGTTGATATATCTGCTGATGAAACTGAGTGCAGTAATGTTGCTAGTGTAATTGCTGGTTTATTCACTGATATTAGCACTATTCTTGCTTCTGATTTTGGTGAAGATGGTGTAGATAGAGTTGAACCAGATACAGATTTCTCTGCTTTGTCTAGAAGAGCAACATTATTCCGTGTGGGTGGTGGAAATCCACATGGTATGGAGACTGGAACCGCTGTCAGACTTGTTCCAAAAGCTGCGCCTGGTAAAAATCCAGACCCAAGAGTTATCAGATTACCTAAAGGATTTGATACAAATACAAAATATTATGTAATTGCTCCTGGTAGAAATACATCACCAGAAAACTATGCTGCAACTACAGCATTTGATGCATCAGATAAGACAGTATTCATGCTTGCCTCTACATTAGAGAATGCTAGAGCAGGAAATTATATCTATTCACCAGAAACTGATTCTATAGATCCTGATATTATTATTGAAGTTAACAAATATATCATTGACCAGTCATATGATTTGTATCAATACAAGGCCAAACTACCTGTTGGCGCTGGTAGTGGTGTCATTGAGACAGATTTGGCGCACTCCTTTGATAAACCAATGGACAATGTGGAACCACAAAAGGTTTTCTTCAGACAAATTGATGTTGACACTCCCCTACCTGTTAGAACTGTAAGTGTTGGACCTGTAACACAGCAAGTTCCACTAGATTCTCAGGATGATTTCTTTGTCCGTTATCAAAATAATAATCAGATTACTATTCACCCAACGTTTGCTGACGCTAGAGATGATGTTAATAGGATTATTTTAACTGGAAATCAAGAATTTTTAATTTTCTCAAATAAGAGATTCTCACCACTTAAGTTTGATCCAAGACCAATAAGTAATAATGTTTCCACAACAACAACTGGTCAGTGGTATATTCAGGTTAAAGATGAAACAAGTGTACCATCAAACATTCTGGCTAGAATTACCACAGGAAGTGATCCAACTTATTCTGGTTCTTCTCCATCAGAAACAAGAAGTTCTGATTCTTTCTTTGAAAGAATTATTGACAATAGAATTGCTGAAGATAGAGTTTATAAACTTAGATATGTTATCCCAAGATATCTTGAAACTGTTAGAGACCCATTAAACGGTTTTGTTATTAAGGTAAGAACTGATACTAAGAGAAGATTAAAACCACAGAAATTGGTATTAAAACCTGTAAATATCAATGACCATAGTGATTCAGAACTCTATACAAGTAACTCCATTGCCACATTTATCAACAATGGTGCATTTGATACCACTGGTGAATTTGTCAATCCTAATGAAAAATTAGGTTTTTCCTCTTCAATTTATGAAGGTCAGGGTGTAATACCAAATTATGACCCATATATTAACCCTAAAATTATAGAGACTACGGGAAGTAAAACTGCATTTACAATTCAATCTGCTCGCGTTGTAACTGAACCAAGACAAGAAGGTGGTAATGTAGTAAATTACAAGTATCTTGAAGTGGTTGCGTTTGATCACACGATTTTAAATCAAGGTATTAAAAATGAGAGATTTACTGTAGTTGAAATTGATGCTCCTGATGGTATTGGATTTGTTGCTAACTCTTCATCAAATGACTCATCAAACTTAATTCAGTGGTCTGGTGCTAGTTCTGGTACTGGATATCTACATGCTTATTTTACTACTTCTAATGCAGTAAATACTCCAAAATCTGTAGACAATCAGAGATACTATTTAATCATTAAATCTATTACTGACGGTAATATTTTATATGATCCTCTAAATGATACTACATTCTTCCAAGGTGGCGCTACAGCAATTTCTGCATCAGTTCGTGCTGAATTACAAGGAAAACCTGATAGTGTTGGAGATGCAGAAGGAAAGAGCAAGTCTTCTAGAGATGACTATCTCTATGCTGTTCAAGGTGCTAATGTATATACAATTGCTCCTGGTGATATTATTACTGATGATTCTGGTAGAGATTACTATGTTGACCAAGTTGAAGATGTTGGTGAAATTGAAGATACTTTCTATATTTTTGATATTCAAGAACTTAAGGAAAGAATTCCCGGTCAACAAGATGGTATTTACTATCTAATTTGTCTCAAGGGTAATATTTCTCCATTCCCAACTGGTCCTGGTGTTGGTAACAACTTCAGAAACTTTAAGTTCTCTCAACCAATTTCATATCTGTATCCACAAGACTACAAGAATGACCCATTCTGGTTTGAGCAGATTGATCCAACATTAAATGATCCCCCAGCAACAACTTCTGCTGCTGATAACTATATTCATGGTTTGGTTACAGTCAATGATTCTAGATATTCTGCAACAAAAGAGGTTGTCAATTCTTTAATTGAAAACCCTGTATTGGAAGAATACACATATGATAATGACCTCCAGTTAAATATTGACGCTAGAATTAGAGCGCAAGAAGGTAATGCTGTTGCTGGAGCTGAAAATCGTAAGATTCCTGTTAAGGGTACTAATACATACCCAACAAACGATAGATTATATGTTGAACTACGTCGCCCATCTATCGCACGTTCTGGTAACCACACGTTCGAGTATCTAGGATTTGGTCCTGGTAACTACTCCACTGGTTTCCCATTACGTCAGGAAGTTATCCTAACAGATTCTCAGGACTTCTATGCCCAATCCAAGCGTGAAGACGGTGGTATCGTCTTCTACACGGGTCTAAACTCCAATGGAGATCTCTACATTGGTAACAAAAAAGTTAACGCTATTACAGGTGAAGAAACCTTCCTTGAGAGTGCTCAATTATTAGGTTCAGAAGACCAAAATGATTTAGTTGGTGCATCTCTCGTTACTACTTTCGAATCTCCTGTAACCTTTAATAAAAAGATTACTGTAAATGGTCCAGCTTCATTTACCAATCCTGTTACAATTGCTGTCCAAGCAGATGATGCAATCCCACCCGTTGCTGCACTTAAAGTTCAGAGTATAGTTGACTCTCAAAATTTAGGTGAAGATGCAACTCTCTCAAGAAATAATTTCTTGAACAAAGATGAAGGTGATATTGTTCTATCTAAAAACCAAATTTCTTCAGCAATTTTTAAATTTAATGCTAGAGGAAATACATCATTTACTGGTCAGAGATATACACTCAGAACTCATTTCATGAATGAGGCAACAGAGATTGATCCTCCAGGCACATTCTCTGCTGGTAGACCATCTAACGTAACACCAGAGCAAAGTAGTTTAATCTTTGATGCTGGTAATCCACTTGCCGCTGGTTCAAACAGATTATTTGGAAACCAGGAAGTATTCTATGGAAACACAGGTAATGTTGCACTACCTGGTGATATCCTTCTCAAAGGTAAGCAGATTAATCGTTCTGGTTCTTGGGGTTGGATTTATTCCAATACATTTAATGAAATTCCTAACGATTTAATACAAACTCTTGCAACTCCAAAATATGATGAATTTGGTAATTTAGGAACTAATCTTGGAACTGGTACTAATATCACATCAACTAATCTTCTAAGATTCCAATGGGCAATCCAAAATGGTTCTCCAACAACCAATAGTGATTTATTCCAAAACTATGGATTAACATCAGAATCACTAATCAGAGTTTCTGGTATTGTAGGAGATCTTGAAAATGTATCAAATGGTACATTTAGAATTTTTGCTGACACATATAATATTAATTCTAACTTTATTGATATTGAATTAAACTCACTTGTTGGTAATGTTGATTTATTTGAAACTTGGGAAGATTATCAACCCAATGGTAAACTTGCAGTATCAAATTCGAGTTGGAAAGAACTTGGAGTAATTGGTTCTGAGGCAATTAGAACTGAGACAAATGTTCTTGGTCAATATAAACTTGGTATTAACACAGTTGCTCGCAGCAATCACAGCGCATATTTAAATTCATATGTTGATAGTACGACTACAGACCCACGAGCTAACTTAGATGTAGTGGGTACTACCTTTATTAGTGGTAGAACATTACAAGAATACAGAGACCCAGCGTTTGCTGAAGATCCTCTCAACAGACCGTTAAATGACGAAGATAATGCTCTGTTAGTTGGTGGTGATGCGTATTCTCCTGATGATAAAGCAACTCTTAGATTGTCAACAACTAATGATGGTAGAGTTGGTATTAATACAACTAATGAACAATTAAATGGAACTGCAGATGCTCAAGTTTTCAACAAAGCATTCTCTGTTATTGGTAGTTCTGCAGTTAGTGGAAATCTAAGAGTTGAGCAGAGTCTTGAGGTAAATGGAGCACCTGATGATTTTTGGACAGGAACATATACTGTCGCTAATTTAACATCTAGAGCAAATACATTTAACTTAATTAATACTACTGCTACCGACAATATTAATTTTGGTGGATGGGCAAATACTGTTAATATGTTCCATCTAGAAAATAGATCTCAAACTATTAACATTGGTATAAATGCTGCTAATGATGCAGTAACTAATGACTCCACAGTATTTAATTTACACACTTCATCAACAAATTCTACTGTTAATATTGGTACAGTTCCTGCTGGTGGTGGTGAAAATGTATCCAATATTGTTCTTGGTGGCGCTATTGGTTCACCAAACACTTCCTTCACTCAAATCAAGACATTTAGGACTATCTTTGATGGTAAACTTGTAATTCGTGGTGGAGCAAGTCAAACAAATAACAATGGTATTATTGAAGCAGAAGGTGTAGAAAACTTTGATTTCTTAGCAGATGGTGTTAGAACTCTCAATATTGGTACAAGAGTTGGTACATTAAATCTTGCTGGTACTTCTGGTACTACCACTATTAGAAACAGTCTTGAAGTTCAAGGTTCTGCACTTGTTCGTTCGGATATTACTCTTGAAGGTGGTCTAAGAAATACAAGTCTTGGAGTTGAAAGAAACGTCTTTGGTAGAATTGAAGCATCTACTGTTGAAAGAGATGGTTCAAATACAGCTATTCTCACCACTGCTGCTAATCATAATCTATCTCCTGGAGATACAGTCGAAATCTATCTCTCGCTTGAGGAATTTAATCCTGCTGGAACAACAACAGTTACTGTAGTTGATTCTGTTACATTTACATATCCTAATAATGGTCCTGCACAGTCTGTGGTTCCTGTAACTGGTACTGTAATTCTTATTGGTGTTGGTGCATCACAATCTGTTGGTAATCTTGAAAATAATGACCTTAACGTTGATTACTATGCATTATCAACTAAAATTGCTCCACTTAGAACTATATCTACAGTAACTGCAGCACCTAATTATAAATTATTACTTGATTTTAACTACTTTACTGAAAATGATCCTGTTGAATTTACTGACGTTGGAAACCTAACAAATGTAACAACCGGAACCACATATTATATTTTAGACTCTGAAGGGTCCTTAATTAGTAATTCTGGTGGCGTTTCTGGTATTATCTTAACTGACACACCAGGTGGAACAACTCCAGTTCAAATTGGATTACAAGGTGGTGCTACTGATGCAGGTAATGCAAAAGTAATACTATCATTTACTTCAGTTGATACTGAAGGTGCTGGTCCATGGGGCGGATCCACATTCCAGAATCCTGATGGTTCTTATAGGTTATATTTAAATAATCCAACCGGAATTACCGCAAATCAACTTCTCTTAATTAACAAAGAAATTCTATTTACTGTTGATGAACCATCATTCAGTAGTCCATACTATGTGGATGTATTGAGAGCACAAGATGGAACAAGATTACAAGAGCATCCTGATGGTGATAGAATATTTGGACTGGGTAGAGAAATTGGTGCTACATATATCTTCCCAAATCCACTGACTGCAACTGAAACAACTCTCAATATTGGTGAGTTTTCTGCTGTAGTTGAACCTGGTGATTTACTAAGATTAAATTCTGGTGGAACAACAGATGAATTTGTGGAAGTTACTCAAGTTAATCTTTCTAATGCACAATCTCTAATTGTTAACAATGGAGATTTTGGTGACGAAATTAATCCTCTAGAACCTCTAGATGTATTCAAAGTTGTCAGTACAACAGGTAACTCTAGAGTCATTGGTGACCTTACTATTGGATATGATACAAGTCTATCTTCTTTATTAGACGATGATGTTGTCAATAGTAATAATGTTGGTGATAGATTTGGTAGAACATCAAGCACAGCATTTGCTGGTGGTGGATTAAATGAAACTGGTGGTGGTAATTTAAGAGTACACAACTCAATCGAATTGTCTGGTAGTAGTCTAACTACATTACCTCAAAGACAATATTTCTTAATTACTAACGGTGAGCAACCAAAACTCTTTGTTGAAACCGCCACTGGCGATACGTCTCTATTTGGTGAAGCAAACTTCACAATTTATAAAGATAACTTCTTTGCTAGTGGACCATGGAGTAAGACAGCTGTTAATACAGCATCAAATGTTAGATTCAGTATTCAAGGTGATACAGGCAATACATTAATTGCTGGTACATTAAGAGTTGGGGATGATTTAAATATTGGTACATTGGTTGATCCTTTACTACCAGAAACTTTAACCAATGTATTTACATCTAGATTCTCTGTTGATGCTCAAACTGGTTCTACAATTGCTGGAGAAAGTGTAACAATTACTGGACAACCTTCAGCAACACCTAATGCTGGAATTCCAATCTTTACCGTCGAAGGATTAGGCACTAATGGCAACGAACCATATTCTATCAACCAGGATGCCTCTATCAATGCATTTGGTCAAGAAAGATTCTACAACAATAATGGTGGTAGAAAGACAATCTTTATTGCTGAGCAAGGTAATACAGATGCTACTGCTAGAGTGTTAGAACCTAATCTTATCTATGCTGTAAGACCTACATCAGACCTTATTCTTAAGTTACCTGAGGCAGGTATTCAGAGTGGAGATATGATTAGAATTGTTGATGTTGGTGGCGCACTATCGTTTGCAATTAATCTCGTTATCAGACATTCAGGACCAATTCAGGGTCAACTAGGTGGAACAACACTTGGTGGACTACCATCTACATTTGGTGGCGGTGAATTAGTTGTTAATACACCAAATGCAGCATTTGGACTTATCTATCTTGCTGCTGTTGATGGTGATAATGATGCAGTTCCTGGTGCAAATCAAGGTTGGTACTTAACTGAAATCTAATGGCAGTATATTTAAATAGAACTAAGGCAACTAAAGGTTATCCAGTGGGGTCTATTATCCCCTGGCCTGGTGCTCAAACAGACATACCAAGTGGATGGTTGCCTTGTAGTTCAAATCTATCTTTAAGAGTTGATCAATACCCAGCATTGTTTAAATGCATTGGTAATATATACGGCGGAAATGTTGGTGAAACATTCAAACTACCAAGAATGAATGATGGAACTAGCGCAGCTATGGACATATTTAAAGGGCATTTTTACTATTTGCAAGATAAAGGTCCCGCTAATGCTCCTGAAAAGGATAATATAAATGATGATTTATTTTGGTCTCAAGTTGGTGGTGCATTAGCTGGTAATGCACCGTCTTCAATTCAAACTAATTTTACATCTACGGTTGATGTTGAAGGTGTATTGGAAAACGTTGACCCTACTACTGGAGGTTCATTAGAACTAACTGGTAAATACGATTCATTTGATTTAATTGAAGGAGATTTTACACAGGTTATATTACCAGCATCTAGGAAATTGAGTGATAGGCACTGGAACGTTCACATTCATGGAAGTACGATTGAAGGTGTTAATACCACAAATGCATATAGAACCACTGGTAGAGGTGCTAATGATTGTAGAGGAGGTAAATTATTTGATGATTTTTTCTGTGATTTGACTGCAGAATGTACAGCAGTTACCAGAGCAATTCCACTAAATCTTAGAGGCACCAATATGGCAGGTATGGGTGGTTCTGGAGGCGCTGCGGTGAGTGGTAATATTAGAGCGGGTGGTGGTAGTTTTGGTATTTGTCCCGGTGGTGAAACCAGCTCAGTATGTTACGATCCACAAGGTGCTGATGGATTTACTGGTGGTGATATGTGGGCACATAGAGGGGGCACGAAATATTTTTGGAGTAGTCTTGCTAAACCAGCTGGTGGAAACGCAGACAAAAGTTTTAATCAAGTAACACCACATACTCATGGTGTTCTAGAGTATGAATTTTCATCTAAATACTTGAGGGTTCTTAATCCTGGACTAGTCACTGATATCAGGTTGAATACTGTAGCAATTAACAATGCAACTGGATTAAATTACGGTACTATTACTGTAAATACAGCAACTCCCACTCTACAGATGACTTACATAATTAGAGCGTACTAATATGGCAACACAAAAAACTTACTATTCGTTTCAAAAAGGGAAGCATGGTGGAACTGCTGGATATATATTGCCATTTTTTACCCCGTTACAAAGTCTATTTCCAGATTCTGAATATGAAGAAATAATTCCTGCTGGATTTTTAAAATGTCAGGGTCAAGTGTTGCCTGCTAGTAGATATAGAGCACTAGCACAGCAAATTGGTATTGGGGCTAGTTGTATATACAGAAGAGAGGGAATTACATTAGAGGATCCAGATGAAAACGGTGAAGGTGGACAAATTCAATTACCCGACCTAGGATCCAAATATATTGCTGGTTCACTAAATCCTGGTTTATATCAAAATGACGAAGCAGGAACTACAGACCGTGCTGGTATTGGTGTAGAATTATTTTCTCTTGGTGATAATATAGAATTTTTCTATCAGGGTGATTTTAGAGTTCCTGGTAGACCTGTTACTATTAGTGGTAATGTAACTGCTGTCAGTCCACCAGCAATTACTGAAGAAACGGAACTACAGCAGTCAAATTATTTACCTCACGGACACAATACTACCTTTAGTGTTGCAAGAAGAATTAATACTAATACTAGAGCAATTCAATCTGCTCAATGGAGAGCAAATAATTATTACTGTGGTAGAAGAGGACAAGTTTGTTTTTCTGATACTAATTTTGGTGTTGTTCATGCTATTGTTACACTAGATGAAACTGGAACTTCGCAGGGTGCTACTCACTTTCACCAAAATGCTTTACCAAGAATTGATAATGAAACAAAATCAGCATCAATTGCTGAAACTTTAGTTCCAGCATCACCGTTAGTTACTACAGTAAATTTAAGAACAAATACAGTTGTGAAAATGGACGAGTTTGCTCCAAGATATATTTTATGTGAATACCTTATTAAATACTAAGAGGAGCAAACAGTAAATGTCAATTTTTGTCGAACAGTTAACGCCAGCTGGAGCATTATCCGGAAACGGATATATCTCCATGACAGTTCTGCAGAACAATGCTCTTGACTTAGAGTTGTTCTTTTACGAATCTCTTAACAATGCAAATGGTTCTCCTCCACAACCAGATATTGATTCAGTAACATTTCAAGTAGCACCTGCAGGTGGTTCACCATTGAGTGTAGAGGGTGGTGGTAGTAAGGTATATCAAACTATAACCGGCGGTCAGTTCTTTAGAAGTGCAGGTGATTTTACAGTAGAGAGTACCGGTAGTGCTGTAGACCCATTTGAATACAGTGTAACATTTACAACAAATCCTCTTGGAGCATCAAATCAAGGTGAATATTATCGTGCTGTTATTGTAAGTAGCACCGGAGAAATTGTATATACAGATTTTTATTATGCACAAGATGGTGTAAATGGTCAAGGGGATACTATTATTGCTCCTGTTGGACCTGGTGCATCAACTCCAGAAGATGATGCTTATTATCAATCATTAGACCCTGGATTTCCTACTGGTAAAACTAACGAACAAGATCTTGATAATACTAATGTATATCAAGTACAAAATATAGGTCCTAGAGAATTATCAGTTATTCTAGACCCAGAAATATTCGTTGCGGATTTAAATTACAACCCAACGTATGTTGTATCAACGGGGGCAACACTAACATTATTTGCTGCGGCATCTTATCTTAATGTTGATATTACAAATCCAGCAAATCTTTCAACTCTTGACGTTATTTGGCAGAAGAGTTTTGATTACAATCCAAGCGCCGGTACTGGATCGTGGACAGATATTGTTGATGGTGATAATATATTAAATGAAGCACTTTATACTGAAACTCAATCAACTTTTATTTTTGATGGTGGAACAGGTTCCTATGCACAGGGTTCTACATTAGAAATTAGTCAAATTGGTGATGGACTTTCTAGTGCTTATATTAGACCATTTTTTGATAGTTCTTTACCAAATGTAACTGATTTAACTACAAACTCTGTAATTTTTATTCTTGTTGACCCAGAAATTACAATCACACGTCAACCTGGAGTAGCAGCGACAGATACAGGTGATACAGCATTTTGTGTTGCTTACGATAATCCGCAAAATGGAGCGTTTCCTGGTATATCTTCTGGTGATATTAGAAGTAGTATTGCCGCAGTTACTGATGCCTCAACTGGAATTATTCAATATGAATGGCAGGTAAGATTTTATAATGAAGGGTTTGGTCTAAATGAAAGCATACCAATTACTTCGTCTGATGAATTACAAGATGGTTGGGCTAGTGTAGAAATTGCTGAATCAAATGGACTTTTTATTGTTGAGGAATCTAATGGTCCGGATTTAGTTTTACTTAACACACTTTATCATGATAGAATTCAGATTAGATGTGTATTGAGTGGTACTGGAGGTGAAGAACCTGTAATTTCAGAAATACATGAAATATACATGCGTGATAATGATCCATTTTCTGCTCAATTAATAGCACAGACTCGTAGTAATTATAGTGATGTTTTAGCTGCTGGTAAAGTATTTTTTACAAATAATGATGATACATTTATTGAACTTTCTGAAGATAGATATGGTGATGTTTTAAATAGAGATATATTAACTGACTTTCCAACTCGTATTGTAACTTTAAATCATAAATTAGACACGCAGTTATATTGGGGTCTTGATGGAAATATTACCGCACAATTCGAAAAATCTATCGACGGTGGTACAAATTGGTTTGATGTTGGAGACCCAACATTTATCGGATATGAAAGAACTTCGTCCGGAAGCGCACAAACTATTCAAGAAGATATTCTTTCCCCTAGTACTGGTGGGCAAATAAATTTTGATAACATCCTTGACATTGGATATGACACAAGACCATTAAGAATTTCTGAAGATTATCTACTTAATCCTCAAGTTGACCAAGGAGCACTGTATAGATTAAAAGTATTGTCGAGTGCCGTATACGTTTTCAATCCACTTGGCGACAGAAATGACCCTTCAACAATGAAAACGTTGATTCCATTTTATAATACTGTACCAGCGGAATTAAGTTTGTATAGACAGTTGTTTATTACCGGACAACCAAATGCACTTAATATATTTGCTCCTGGGACAGCATCATTTGAAGTTACTGTAGTTGCAACAAGTAACGCCACAAATGTAAATTATCAGTGGCAATATTCATTAGCTATTCCTGGAACAAATACACCAGATGGAAATTATTTAAATATTATTGATGGAAATAATGTCATTGGTGCTCCTACAGAAAATGTATATTCTGGAGCACAAACACCTACATTAGTTATTACTAATACTACCGTTAATGTAGATAGATATGCATTTTTTAGATGTGTTGTTGATTACGATCCAACAGATGTTCCTGGAGCATTAGCATCAGTTACTTCAGACGCTGCTACAATAGGAATTATTGAAGATATTTTTGATCAAATTACAACCATTGATAACCAATATGTTGATGAATTTGGAACCGTTGAATGGGAAATTACAGCAACAAGTATTTCGTTAGATGTTGTAAGTTTTCAGTGGCAGAGAAGTTATAATTATGGATTAAATCCTCTTACTGCAACATGGACAAATTTAACTGATGGACCTCAAGTAGATGGTGCTACAATTACTGGTGCTACCACAAATAATATTGTCTTAGGTGGTGTTAGGGAAGCAGTAGATGCTGCATATTATAGATGTCAAGTTACATCAACTGGTGGAGTAGTGGGATTTAGTAATGTTGCCCTATTATCAATTGCTATTGTAGAATTTAATATTCTTCAAGATCTTCCTGATGATATTTTTGTACTTGAAGATGAAACTGTTATACCACCATTTGAAATTGATGCTGTTTCTAGTATTGGTGAAAATGTATCTACTCTCATTCAATATAGAAAGCAAGGTGAACCAACATTCCAAGCATTTGCTTTAGGTGTTGGTGGTGTACCAGCTACATCAAATCCATTTGAACCTGAACCATTTTCTAAGAATTCAAACTGGGATGATGCTGAAATTAGATTCCAACTTTCTCAACCTGGATTAACTCAATTTGGAAACGTCGCAAATCTAATTGTAACTAGACAGTTTTATTATTTTGCTGATTCCATAACTAGAAGTATTGAGCAAAACCAGGCATTTAGTTTAGACTTACAACCATCTCAAACCGGACTGGACGATCCTTCGTTTGCTTGGGAATACAGTTTGGATGGTGGTTCTAATTGGAATTCTACCACTATTCTTGGTGCAGTATCAGACGGACCAACATTCTTCCTTGCTGATGTTGGTGCTGATGGTGGTCCTTTAGATGGTGCATTATTTAGATGTAGGGTTGATTTAAATTTAGTTGATGAATTTGTATATTCTAGAAATAATATACTATTTACAGATACAATAAATGTTGAAACTGGAAATTTAATTTCTGATGAGGGATATGGATATACTGTACCGGTTGAATTGCAAATTGTTCCTGAAGCAATTGTTCCTGTATATTATAGTGATGAAATTGGAAAAACTGGTGCTGCTGTTGGAACAGTAATTTGTGTACCAAAACCAGGAGATTTTGTCGATACAAATGATTCGACCCAAGGTGATGACCTAACTCAGTGGAAAGTAGGAAGAAATGGAGCAATTAACAATGCTTCAAATACATCATCAGTTTTGGGTCCTAGTTCTTCAGCTCCAAATTATGTACAAAATGCAAATTTCTTAAGTAAAAATTTCCCCGCAGCAGTTGCTGACGGAACAGTAGATTGGGTAGATACTTCTGTATATCAATCACCAAAATGGTTACTTGAAAATAATAGATTCCCTGGTTGGGTTGAACTTAGAGGGCAGTGGTTAGATAAGGCGGACTTCCCCTTATTATATGAAATAATAGGTGGTAGTTTTGGGGAAACTTCTACTCAATTTAAATTACCAAATCCATATGGTAAAAAGATGATGGGAACTGGTGCTGTTGATAGCAGGACTGGCAGAACTAGCGTCATACCTTTATATGGTGCTGATGGGCAAAGTGGTGGTGACAGAAATGTGCCAGGAACAACTGGTGGTGTATATGTTTATGAAAGATCTAGACAGTTACCACCGGGCTCACCAAATATATCTGGACAAGATGATGGTACTGCTGGTACTTTAGACCCCGCTACATTTACTCTTGGTACATATAGAACTGATGGGTGGACGGAAGCAGAAGCACTCTGTCAAACAAATTTTGTTGGTAACTTTACAATGAGAGTTGGACCACTGACAGCAGCAACCACAGCAACAACTCCACCCCATATTCATACTGGTGTTGCAGTTGGTGTAGCTACATATCCTGCTAACTCTGCTTGTACACGTTCTGGTGATATTAGTCCACGTTTTGATTCTACTGAGGGTGATAGTGGACAGGTATTAGAGGGACCAACATATGCTGTTGGTGATGCTGGAAGACCACACTCTCATGCTTTAGGTGAAGGTGGTTCCAGTTCTGGTAATAATACTGGTACTGGAGATTTTGGTAATCATGGTGATTTATATGGTGATTCAGACCAACAACCAGTTTACACTAAGAATATTAACTTAAACTTTACAGCTGGTGGTACTGCCCCTACATTAAATGTTTTCTTAGAAACTACTACAATCAAATTGTCAAATGCTAGTAGGAATAAATTTGATAATGCTTTACAATTTTATGTCAGAAATGCTGAACAAATTCCAATTAACTCGAACTACTTTAGACTTAAGTGGATGATTAAAGCATACTAAATACTCATATGCCAAGAACTGTACAATAATATAATGTCTGTAACTTCATCCTGGACTAGTATTTTATCAATCAAAATACAGCATTTGCCCACTTTAGGGCAAATGGGTAGTCATGTTACTTATCGTCAAAGAAATCATTTGATGTCTTCTGATCAAGTAACATGGGTGATGGAGAATCTTGACAGCAAATGGACAAATGAGAATGATAAATTATATACTTATAGAGTAACGAGCGATGATGATGGTAATATACAGTATGAGTGTGAAATGCTTAAGCATGTTTTTGACTTTAGAACTAGAGAATATCGTGATAAGGTATATCGCAAGGAAGTAACTGTAGAAGAAAGAGATTATCTTTATAATTTTTTTAAAGATGCATACTCTAAATTTATAATTGAATCTATTGACGATTTTTATAATAATGTGATGGTAACTGTTGGTGATAGACCACTTGTTGCCACCAGGTTAGTTGAAATTAGAAATGAGTTATTAAGAGACTCTGATAAGTATATGTTGATTGACTTCCCAATCAGTGATGAAGAAAGACAAAAATGGATTGACTATAGAGCAGAATTGAGATCACTTACAGAACAGACCGCATATCCATATGATTTTGCAAATATTGTTTTGCCAGTAGCACCAGATTCTGTAGCGCAGTTTGATATTCTTAAAAATTATATGAATGTTGATGGTTCATTAATGAATGAACTAGGTCCAGCATTTATGCAAACCGGAATTGACTCTATGGTGAGGGGATTTGTTAATGCCTCGACAAAACTAGAAATACTTAAAGTTTTGAGTGATATGAAAATTCCAGTTTTTGTTGAACAAAACATGTCAGCAGAAAGAATTCAATCTCTATCTGGAGATATGAATGAAGCAATGAGACAGATGGAAGATTTCCAAAATATTGTAGAGCAAAATCCATTAGAAACTGAACAGGAATGGACAGATGCAATTGCTTATTTAGATGCTAAACTAGCGGGTATGGATGAAAAACTTGCTGAGTTTAATCTTGGATTTACTGTTAGTGATATTCTAACTCAAGTGATTGAAGATTCTCGTCATAATGCTGAAGCTCAGGAGATTGTAGAAGGATTATGATTAATTTAGAATTTCAAAATAATATATTCACTGAAAAAGATTTAACATCAATGTTTGCTAAATTATCTGGCAAATGGGTTGTTCATCTAAAATGTATTGGTATATTAGATGAACCCACTAGGTCTGATGATATGTTTGACTGGTATGCTGATAAGACACCAGTAGAAGTATTAAATGTTTTAATCAATTCCGCTCCTGATAGTAGAGAAGCATATGTCTTACTAGATAACTTGGAGCAAGTAACTGAAGCATATGAACATTGGTTTCCAATGCAAGAGGAATTACTTGAAGATGAGAACTATTTGTATGTGAAATTTTTTGCCGTGTCACCCGATTTTAATTATGTCTTTACCAACGAAAAGAAAAAAGGAACAAATTAAAGAGTTTGTCCGCCATATGGACGAACAAAAAATAACTCTAGAATTTGATAATCCTGAAAATTTAGAAAAAGCAATTATTCAATATTCTGAATTTATTGAAAAAACACAAAAATTAGAAAATTTGAAAAACTCAACATTTATGCTTTTGTATGAATTAGATGTTGAGAAAAAAGAAATAATTACATGTTCTACTACAGTAGGAGCATTACATGTTGGTGCTTCTCATTATGGTTCATATGTGTATAGACATACTGAATATATTCGATATCTATTCAATAGATACCCAGTCTTAGATATTCATGGTGGACTAATGATTTCTTGGACTGGTAAAAAATTATATGACGATTCTAATTTGGAAGGATTTAGTTATGTAATCCCAACATATGTGCCTCAAGGAGCACCACCAGTCACACTTGTTGATGAAGAATTATCATCATTTTATGACAGATGTCAGTTAAATGATTATCAAATACAATTTTTAGTCCAACAATTTGAGTATGTTGGACCATATTATGCAACATTTTCTGTCAATCATGACACTCCAGTTAAGTATGGATTCCATGCCATGATTAGACCAGAGTTGTTGCAACAATACTGGCAACCTTTACTGGAAAGGTACAAAAGAGGTAACAATCTGTTAGCATTACTAACTGAGTGTTTTAATCAAGCAATAGTTTCGATCCAATTCTCCACAGTTAATTTTAATTTTTTCTGTGTAGAGTTTGGTATTCCGGCGGAACACACAGATAAGTTCATTGAACGTATCATAAAGTATAAATGTCTAGACGAAGAACAACTAGACGTAATTAAACAACTAAATGTTCCACAATTTATTGATAATGTGGTATTTAAGTTGAGATGGGAGGATGAAAATACGCAAACCATGAAAATATACATGGAATCACAGAATAGTCAACATATTAAAGACAGTTTATAAACTGTCACATACCCCCTTGCAGCATCCTGTGAGGGGGTTTATATTGTATGGACATTCGTGGTTATCCCATGCGTCTCCGTGCTCATCAAGAACGTGCTCTCGATGCCATGCAGGCATCTACTCACGGTCGTATTATCATCCCTACTGGTGGTGGTAAAACTCTGATTGCTATCAAGGATGTTGAGCGTCGTCTTCTGACTGCTATCAACCCTAAGACTATTGTTGTCGTTGCTCCTCGTATTCTTCTCGCTAACCAACTGTGTGAAGAGTTCTACAGTGCTCTCAATGGTACTGTTGATGTTGCTGTGATGCACGTTCACAGCGGTGAGACTTCTTTCAACAGCAGCACCAAGGCAAACGATATTGCTTGCCACCACAAAGTCTGTAAGACTGCTGGTATTCACGAACTGATCTTCACCACCTATCAGTCTCTCCATCGTATTGTAGAGGCAGAGATTGATGTTGATTACGCATACTTTGACGAAGCACACAATTCTGTGCGTCGTGATTTCTTCCCTGCTGTTGCTGATGTCAGTGGTAATGCTGAGCGAGCATACTTCTTCACTGCTACTCCTCGTTATCACCGCTCTCCCTACGCTAATGGTATGAATAACAATCACGTTTATGGTGAGGAACTTATCTCTGTTCCTGCTCCTGAACTGATTGCTAGCGGTAGCATCCTGCCACCTACCATCAGTGCTCACAAGGTAGATTTTGCTCGCCAAAAGTCTCACGCTGCTGCTGACAATGACCGTCAGGTGCTGCTTGACATCGTGCGTGACCTTGATGATGACCACGCTCAGAAAATCCTCGTTGCTGCTCCTAACACCAAGGTTCTGTGGCGTTTGCTGACTAAAACTGATGTGTGTCATCATTTCTCTCAACTGGGTTATGATGTGCTGCATATTACTGCTAAGCACGGTGCTTATGTGAATAACCATAAAGTTGGTCGTGAGGAGTTCTTCAACACTCTTACTGCTTGGGGTCAAGATCCCAATCGTAAGTTTATCATCTTCCACTACAGCATCCTTGCTGAGGGTATCAACTGCCCTGGTCTGACGCATACTATCATGCTCCGTTGTCTGCCTATCATCGAGATGGCACAGACCATCGGGCGTGTTATTCGCCTAGATAAAGATGATGCTGCTGATATTGCATCCGGTAAAATCCCTGCTGGTCAGTGTGAGTTCTACCGTAAGAAGACTGGTTTTGTCACTGTTCCTGTGTTCTCCAACTATGGACAGCGTACAGAGCAACGTCTTCAGGATGTAATTGATTGCATCTTCGTCAAAGGTATTGCTGCCACGGAGACCCGTTATGTATGAGGAACTTAACTGCTTTGAAGAAGCACTGAAGCACTTTGGCACTCGCGTTGAGATTATTACCGCCATGGAAATGTCTCGACGCATCAGTGCTGAAGATGCGTATCAAATGATTAAAGATGAATTGAAAGAGGTTAAAAAGTGTCGTAAATTTCTAAAAAACCAATGAACTACAAACCATACAGTCCTGAGTGGCATAGGTATCGCTATCTCAAGGAAGCACTCGATAAATACTTGGAAGATGGTATTGATCCTACATTTATTATGGATGACCTGCGTGATATTCTTCACGTTCGCTCAGAAGCAGCGTATCAGGAGTTTAGTAGGATTAACCAACTAGAGCACTATCTCTCGGACGAATAATATGCTATCCACTCAATACAGACTAAGGTTAGAGTTCATCTGTAAGAAGATTGCAAATAAGGAGGAAGTTAAACTAGATGATATGATTTGGGCAGAGAAAATTGCCAAGTCATATACTACTGCCCGCGACTGGTTAAACAAAGCAAGACGACAAGCAGCACAAGACATCCAGGAGGGTAGTATGGATGATTTTATGAATAGGATGGGGTTAGGAGACCCGGACCCATCCAATTACAAGACGGGTTTTAGTGGTGCTGATGAGATCGTAGATTGGTTCAAACAAGATAAACCTGATGATTGGAGGCAACGTGACTAAAACAGCAGTTATCTATTCAAATGGTAGTCAGGAGTGTGAGCGTATGTCAGCACTCTTGAAAGCATTAGGTGGAGAGTTTCATGAGTATTTTGTTGGGAAACATTTCAATGACAAAGCATTTCATGATGAGTTTGGAATAGAAGCAACATATCCACAGATTGCTTATGGTAATAGACATCTTGGTGGTATGAAAGAAGCATTACAATACCTAAAAGAAATGGGATTATTTACATGAATAATTCCGCATACTATACTGTACTCGCAGCATTTGCTCTCGCAGTGTATTTTATTGTAACAGATGAGAACGCTGCTCGTATGGTATCATTAAGGTTCTCATGGTTCTGGGTCAATGTCAGGAGACGCTGGTTTATCTTGACAATGGCACCACGTCTACACTATGATATGTGGAGAATGAAACAAGAGGTCAAACGAATTAGAAAAGAACACGGACTACCTAATGACTAACGAACATCCAGAAATTGCTGAAGTAGATTGGATTGACGATGCTTTCTATGTAGAGGAAACCCGATTTATGTGGAAGAGTGTTCGTAAGGACACTGGCAAAGATTTCTTGTTCGGTCTTACAAGAGAGATTGTCATCGATATGACACGATGGCATCTCAAATGTGAACAAGAAGGAACATTACATTTATACAGTCGCGTTATCAATAGCGGCGTTGTTGGAGGCAAACTTTAATGGCACTATCACAATCAGTAACAGATTCACTACAAGAAGCAGAACAATCATTACGCAATGCTCTAGCATTTGCTGCGCGAGGTGAGCGTAGTATTGTTGCGAAGCAGATTGCTGAGATGATACATAGTATCGAGATGATGCAAATGCACGACAATCTCTTAGACACACTAGAAGAACTTAAGGAGGGTAACAATGGATAGTATCGAACAGCATATTCAGAAGGATAAAGATATTCTTCAAGACCCCACTACATCACCACAACAAAGACGCCACATTGAAGGCGAACTCCACGATTTAGAAGAGTATGTAGAACATCACAAAGCAGAGATTGAAGCGGGAGACCATCACGATCCCACTCCACTTGAACTATATTGTGACGCTAATCCATCTGAACCTGAGTGTTTGATTTATGACGATTGAAGGACGCCCTGACTTAATTCCAGACCCATCTTTTGAGGCATACATGATGAAATCTTACAACGACCAACGTAGAGACCGTCTTGGTGATGTTATCTCTGATTATTTGAATGATGAGGATAAAACAGCAAAAGAGTTTTATGATGATTTAATTAGTGAGATAGATGACTGGATTCAGTATCATCAACGATTTGCTGAAAAGTATAAAGAAGCAAAAAAGATGATTAACGGACATCGTAAAAGCACCGTACTTGAACTTGATACTATCACGGATTATCCACAATATACAGTAAAACCACTAAATGAGGATGCCTGGGCGGGCAGCGGCATTGATGCTGCTTGGGATAACTTTCCCAATGAAACTGGAGACCATATTACGCTGTGAAAGACCTCTGGTGTAACTACAGAGAGATACTATTCAATACCTTTCCAGAACTCAAACTAGATACAGTTTGGGACCACTGGGAAGGTAAAATGATGATGGATGGTAACATCTATCGTGGTGGTTATTTTCTTAGAACCAGAGAAGCATTTGTGTATAATGAAAAGACACAAATCTACAATCACATATTATATCCATTAACAGGTAAGAATACACCTTGTTTTGGTATGGATTTAATGGGATTTTCTGAGGATAAGGTTATCATAGTATTTGATTTCCAACATCCTGTAGAGAATCATTTATTTTCTGTTGGTGGTGCTCTACCCAAATCAAACGAATCATATAGATTCTTTGAGATGGGTAATCATTTCAGTGAGCATATATTTGTACGCAAATGTGGAATGGATGAAGTAGATAATTATCTAGATATATTTGCTGAGTATCTCAACATCTATAAACAGATAGTTTATACTGATGCGCCATTTGGTTATGATACGTCATATTATCGTGATTTTGATGACTACATGCGTAGATTAGATCCTATCTTTGGATTCATGAAGAGTACATTTGATGAGGACAAAGCAAAACAATTTGTAAACGATTTCTTATTTGTATATTAAAATGAAAGAGATAGATTGGGACGAAATTAAAAAGGTATTAGACACAGATGATGTTGAAATACTTAAGGGTGTAGATGAATTACTCAAAAATGCAGAAAAAATACAGGAATATCTTGATGGTTTAGATTGTAAACAATGTAAGGATGTATGATTTAGTAATGTTTGAAAAGAGTGTATGTGGTGAAAAACATACATCTAATCATTTCTTTTATCCACAATTTAATACTGTTAGTAAACCAAACTCAGTTTTATATCAATGCGAGAAACAATTATGTAATCAGATTGATATAGATCTTGATGGGTTTGATTGTGCCATCACTCCACCAAATACCATATGGAAAGGTAATCCAGTATTTCATATTGGTCAGCGTGAGCGTACAATGGAAGATATTAAATCTTATTTCCATATTAACACTGACATCCCAATATATTATTTCTCCAAAGATATTAGAGATGCCACAAATAGTACGATATTCAAATGTGGATATTCATATAATACTCTGTCATCTGTTTCTCATGTATTAGAAGATGAAGCATACAGAGTAGTAGATAAGTTTTCATCTAATTTAACTGGTGTTGTATTTGCTAATCACTTCTCTCAACATGGTGACGTATTTCATGATGAATTAAACGTAGAGTTGATGCCAATATACACCGCTTGGTATAGTATTAAAGACATACTAATCAATCATTGGAATGTCAATAGTGCAAAACTTGACATCTATGACAATATGTTTCAAGATTACCAACCAAGCGACTTTCATTGGCATTTTAAGATAAAATTGCAAAGATTGGCATTGGGAGCACCCACAATCAAGTTCTACCGCACACTTCATTCTAACCCTTATGTCTAGTATCACACTACCTCAAGCACCTGACAACTATCATTATGAAGTTCAGCGTGATTGGAACAAACAATACCACGCAATCTGGTTAGTTGATGAGCGTGAGTATTCATATACTACTGAACAAGTGAAGACTATCTGGGGATTCTTGAAGAAGAAAACTATGCAAATCTATTCTCCAGTAAATGCTAAGAAGGTGGGTAAGTTGGCGACCAAAGTTACACCATACTCTGCGATGACGCCACCCCTGGGTGCCAGTTGTATAAGTGTCCATGACCTCTTGCCAGGGACCGCTTGATGCCTTATATTATCAAGGTAGTCAAGAGAGCACCATGATTTCGCTTCCCAATCCTACCAAGCAAGAGTTTAGCGACTTCGTTGCTACTCAGGATGCTCGTAATCACATCCAGATCAAGATTGTCGAGCATTGTCTGACTCTGTGTGATAAACTGCGTGAAGATTACATTGCTTACAGCATCAAGTCTTGCAAGCGTTCTATCGCTGATTATGAGTACACTTATGGTAATGGTGCTTCAGTTCAAGGCAACTATTTTGTAGAGCGTCTTGAAGCACTGCGTCGTGGTGAGTGTGATTATGACTTCCAGTTAGATTCTTCTGGTCGTAAGTATCACAAGATCTGGATGTATATTGATGACAAGCGTAGTTCTATCCACGCTTTCATTGATAAGAAGACTGGTGAAGTCTATAAGGCAGCATCAGTAAAAGCACCCGCTAAAGGTGTGCGTTTCAATATGCTTATCATCAAGGAACGTGAGTTCATGTTTGATAATGCTGATTGGGCAGGCGGTTATCTCTACAAGCGGTAATCGCTTGACACCAGCACCAAAGTGTGCTAAATTATAGTATCCTCTCCTCTTTCCTCCAATGACTGCTCCGCGCTTCTACTTGGTTTCTGATGGCAATGCTTATGCCATTGATGATGATGGTTCTGTGTTTGGTGCTCCTGTTTGTGTCGATGGCACAGTAGAATGGGATGCTGCTTATGATTTTGAACCTTGCGATGAAGACATCGAACATGTAGCACACATGTGTAATCTTGTCAAGCAAGCAGCAGATTTGCAACAAGAACATGACCTTCAAACCTATGCTATCTTTGTTAAATGATTAAGGCACAACGACTATCACAATTTGTAATCTCTGACCTACGCAAGTGGTTGGAGATAAACTATGATAATATGAGTGTGAGACCTAAAGGTACTTGCACTGATACTGAGAAGAAAGCGTTTTGGGTGTATCACCACAAGTTTCCGCTTGAGTTTTATCATAGTATAGAGAACAAACTGAAAGGATACAAACTTGTGTCCTATGACCATCTTAACAATCGTTTGGAGTGCATTGATGAGTAAGCAGCAGAAACTAAGCGACCAAGTAGAATCTATTCTATCTAACCGCAATCGTAGATTTAAGTATCTGATGCGGAAAGGTCGCATGGAAGATGCTATCGCCCTTGGTGATGAGTTCTATGAATGGTTTGATCCTAATAAAAATACACATATTGAGTATTTTGATGAGGAAGAACTTGTTGACATTTATCAAGAATTGATGGACCAACGATTGAAGAAACGTAAAAAGCGCGGACGTAAGAATAAAAATGAGTAAAATACAATATCTTGACTCACCATTTATCTTTGCATATACTGTAGATAATCATGATGACATCAAATCTGAGATAATCGAGAAAATTGATTATTTCATTGATGCTGGTTACGCGGATGTTGATAATACTGCCAGTGGTGCAATTACTAATTACAATTACCAAACTAATCCTGGTGGTAGCATCCCATTGTTCAAGTTTAATGAACAACTTAATAAATCTATTGTGTGGGATGCTATAGATGAGTTGAATACAAAATTAACTCAAGATAGAGAACTATTGCAACTACCTGTTACATGTTCTCTTACTAATTTGTGGTTCAACAAATATCCTGTTGGAGCATATTGTCCACCCCATGAACATTATGGTGTGGATATTTCTGGTATCTACATCGTACATAGTGATCATGAGAATCCTACTGTATTCAAGAACAATGTCAATGTAGGTAATTGGAGATATGCTAGAGATAAGTACACTACAGGACATATAAAAGAGGGAACAGTATTATTATTTCCTTCACACCTCACACACTGGACTGAACCAGCACAATCAGATAGATATATTATTTCTTTTGATGTGAGTGTAAATTGGGCAACAAATCCTTCAATTCTTACTGATGAGAAGAAGTCAAGTCTTGAGCGTGATATTGACATAGCAAACCAATTCATGAAACAATATGAAGGAACTGTTCCCATATCCTGATACTTTTGGTTATCGTCTTGAGTATAAGGAAGATAAGAATGTGAAGGTGTGTTGGTTCTGCCATTCATCTCATCTACAAAAATACTTAGATAGATACAAACCAACATCACCTAAAATAGATACACATCCTAACTACGAACCATTCAAATGCGAGAAGAAGACTACTACGAAAGCGAAAGCGAAGGTAAAGAGTTCGACGAAGACTTCTGGCAAGAATATCTCCAAAACAGCAAAGAAAGCACCAAAACAGAAACTATTTGCTGACGTTGATGCTTACGTTACGGTCAAAGCACCACCAGCAGCACCTAGGAGACGCTCTAAGGTGCCTAAACCCATCAACGTGGGGAATCGTAAGACTGACTGCCCAAGACTGCTACAGGACCGTTTTAAGGTCAAGGTAAAAAATCTGGAGAACAACTAATGACTGACCACCCACTGACTGATGAGGTTATCCATAGGGAGTTCCTTCCTAAATTTTGCTACAGGGAAAATGACCTGCGTGACGCTGCTGATTGGCAGTTGAAGCAAGTACTTAATTGGTGTAGCAAATATATACATACAAAATCAGTTGACGCTTGAAGAGAAGCAATGCGCCCCGCCAACACTCTGGAGGACAACTGATGACTGACAAACTCCCACTGACTGATGAGATTTGTAGACATCTTGCAGACACTGAAGATCGTCCATTCACTTCTATTGAGATGGATAACATGCGTGACGCTGCTGATTGGCAGTTGGAGCAGGTGATTGAGTGGTTACGCGACACACATGAAGAACACATTGGTCTTCTTGCCGTTATTAAAGACCTTCGAGA